ACCATGACGTACTGGACTTCAGATTTTTCTACCAAAAGGTCCGCTAGGTGGCAGGGCTAGAGAGGGAGTCGAACCCCCACCCCCGGTAACACACGGGATACTGCCATTATACGATCCAGCCCTGCCTGACAGCCCCATCTCTGGGGGTCCTAAGGGTGTCCTAGCGAAAAGGACTCACGGCTTTTACGCCCATGAGCCCCGAGAGAGAGAGACAATGATTCGTGCGGAAGTGGGGTCATCCTAGCACGTCTTTGGTTCGACGTAAGAAAGACCTTCCAAGATTTCTTGCAAGACCCCAGGGTTCTCCATCAGGAACCGACACACAGCCGTCTCCAGGACCTTGGTCTGCTCCTCGGTCTCGCTAAAGCCGTACTGGTCGGCAATGGCGTGGATCAGCTCATGGACCAGGGTCATAGCGGCAGCCTTAGGCCCCAGTGAGCGGTTGATGGTGATCTTAGGCCCAGGCAGATCAGTGCAATACTCACCGTAGTCCTTGATTTCAGCCCGGAGGATGGGAATGGTGTGACACCCGATCTGAACAAAAGACGGTTGAGTGTGGCTCATCTGTACTAATCGCTCCGTTTAGGACAGCTCTAGTGGTAATCACTGCGTTTACTACAGGCCAAGCCAAGGTTACCCATTGCTTTACCTAGGATCATGATCCTGTTTGTAACCCCTTAGGGAATAGTGCCTTAGGTCATACCTAAAGTCATACCTTAGGTACACTTTAGGCCCCCAGAGGCCCCCCTACCCCCCAATCCGTAGGGTAGTCCATCACTGTTTTGGGAGCAAAAACACTACATTTACCCACAACTGTAGTCAGTTTAGACCTTCATCCACACGTCGCCATGGGGTTTCCGCCCAACAACAGCGTCCATGAACTTCTCCAGCTCCCTGTCCAGGGCCTTGGACCTGTTCAGGGCGATCTTTTTGTCTGCATCCTGGGCCATTTGCTCGGTCCAGTGAGCCACGGCCATGGCCAGAGCGTCGAGACGGTCGTCGTGGGCCAGGGCCCCCTTGGAGCGGGTCACTCGGCTCATCTGGTACATGAGCTGGTAGTGCAGGGCCTTCTCCGTAGGCAGGTCCCTGGTCGATAGGTAGTCCCTTCGGATGGCTGCGATGTCGAAGACCAGCTTGTGCTGGTTCATCACAGGCTCCAGGGTGTCGATGATGCGCTTTTCCTTCTGGATGGAGTGTCGAGTCAGCTCCACGACGCAGGGGTGTTCCTTGGCCAGGACTGGCTTCAGGAGCTCAGCGAACATGCCTTGGCCGAAGTTCTCTTCTACCAGGATCATGTTGACCTTCTGGGCCTTGGCAATGCCGGCCAGCTTGTCCAGGACAGGCTGTCCATAGCCCCCAGAGATCCCGCCGGCGTCGGTCACGAACAGGACCCCATTGAGCATCTTGACGACCGCGTAGGCGGTCTCGTCGGAGCCCCTGCCTGAGGGGTCGATTGCCATCACGGAGCCCGTATAGGGCATCCAGTCGCCCACCAGGGCCATTGGCTTGTGGTAGCGGTCCCCGTTGAACCCGACGCAGTGCAGGTCCTGGACGGCCTGGTCGGTGCCCGAGGCCCAGATAAGCTTCTGCGGGGCCATCTCGGGGTTCAGGTCCATGACGATCAGGTCATTGAGCTTGAGCGGGTAGCGGTCCTGGTCGCTCAGGCTGGTGTCCAGCATGTACTGGAGGGAGAACCCGGAGCGGCCATAGGACAGCTCACGCTCCAGGAGCTCCTTCTCATCGAAGCGGTCGGGTTCGACCAGCTGACTGGGCTTCAGTGCCGACACAAACTTGGATAGACGGTCTCCGTAGCTAGCCCTCTCCTTCTCCGAGGGAGAGCGCACGGGCCAGATGCAGATGTTGTACCCACGGTCGGGCAGTAGGTTGTAGATCGAGGACTCTGTCTGGGGTGTCCCTAGGAACAGGACCTTACCATTGGGCTTCAGGACGGCCTCAAACTCCTTGATCGACTCCGCCAGCTTCTCACGCATGTTCTGCGTGGCCGAGTTGTTAGGCACCTCAACGTCGTCGGCAATGACGATGTCGGCGCGGCTACCCGTGATCTGCGAGGTGATGCCCTTGCTGGTGACGCTGGGGGCATGCTGCGGGGGCGCTGGGCCCACGTCAAAGGCGACCTTGGAGAATCGTTGTGACTCCTTGGGCAGTAGGTGATTCAGGATGGGAATCTCCTGGATCAGGCGCAGGGTGAACGTCGAGAAGTCGTCTGCTCGGCCCTTGCTGGCAGAGACCACCAGGATGTTCTTGGACGGGTCAAGCAGCAGCTGATGGCAGACGTAGGCAGACGTGATCCAAGACTTTCCAACGCCGCGGAAGGCCATGACCACGGAACGACGAGGGCCGTTCTGGATGTATTCCGCAATGTCGTACTGAACCTCGGTCGGCTTGGGCAGCCCAAGGTGGTGCCAGACGATATACAGGAAGTTCCTGAAGTCCTTCAGGCGTGGATCAATGTCTTCCATATGACTCTTTAGCTTGCTACCTTGTCGTCCTGGGCGGGGTCAAACGGCAGGATTTCGTACAGCTTGGACACGGGTGAGCCCTTGGACGGGCTGCAATCAATGCCGTTGTCCTTGAGCAGCTGCCTGGCCACGCCAAGGTCGGCAGCGGTAGCCGTGCCGTTCTTGATGCGATTGGACAGGTCCTGGATCAGGTTCTCAAAGAGTTCTCGGAGTTGTTTGTCGCTAGCCATGATTCCTCACTTGATGAAACGACTGAGCACGGCAACAGCCAGGGACACCCCTGCACCGACCACGGCGACAATCCCAACCATATAGTGCTTGTGTTCCTCAAGCTTCCTAAGGCGGTCGTCGTGGTTTTTCAGCTGCTCTTCCTGCATTTTCTGCAAGTTCAGCAAAGCATCAACCTTTCCTTCAAGCCGGCCCAACGCAATAAGGAGCTGCTCGTTCATCACACTCGCCCCTGGAACTTGGCCTTGATGATGTAGTTCAAGACCATCGTCGGCTGGACGTTGGCGTGGGCCGTGCCGCCACCGACAGAACTGGTCAGGCCAATATCGGCAGCAGTAGCCGATCCAGACAGATGGTACGAGTCCTGCGACGAGTGGTTATTGTCGTGGACAATGGTGTTGGAGTTGGTCACAGCAACAGCCGGGTTGTTAGAAGTGACATCAGAGTTCACCGCAAAGTGGGTGTGGGCGGGGATCTGAGAAGTGGTCAGGGTGTGGCCTTCAGTACCCCCGGTTTGACCCAAGGATCTCCCATCGCTGCCGAACTGAGCGGCAGTCAGGCGATCTGCATAGATCCCACTCAGGGTCAGGTCCCGGCCTGCCACAGTTCGCCCACGAAGGTCAGGCACGTTGAAAGACGTGATCCCGTCGCCACCGTAGGTGTTGCTGATGGCCGCAAACAACTCAGCGTACTGAGAGATATTGAGCGGCTGGCCGTTGCACAGGAGCCATCCCCCAGGAGGGTTGGCCCCAGCGAATGGCAGCACAATGCCCACGGGGATCGCTGTCTCCAGCGACAGGGCATTCATGGCGGATTCGCGGGCAGCCTGGGTGTTGATTTCGGAGAGGTTGTTGGATGTCTTCAGGAGTCCTGAGGTCATCGCTGGGTCAAGAGTGGTGAGAGTTGGCATGGTTTAGACTCCGATTTCAAGGATCATGATGCCGCTGACTGCTGATGGATGGAAGTTGACGATTCCATTCAAGCCAAGTGGGTTGGCCGTTCCGAAGGCGCCCACTTGGATTTTGTAAGTGACTGTCTGAGTTGCTCCTGCCGGTACGATGTGAAACAGAAAAACATTAGATGCCGTGTTTACCACTCCGAAAGCGGAAGTGTTGTTCTCAGCCACGCTTACAGCGTAGCCATAGGTCTGAACGTCACTCCAGACGGTAGGAGCTCCACCAATACCGCCCTGAATCTTGAGACTCACTCCGCCTGAGCCAGCCCAAGTTGATGGAGTTGTGATGCCTGCATTTACAGAAGCAAGAATAATCAAGCGGCTCGTTGCAGATGTCGGCGTTATTGACAGACGCAGATCCGTGGCATCGAGGTAAGAACTCTGTGTGGTATTAGTGGTCTGCGTTGAAGTTGACATGCTGACCACCTGCTTCAGACCACCAGCCAAAGAAGCGAGGTTAGCCGCCGAGATGTTCCCGGTGATGGCCACGTTGCCGCCAAACTTGGCACTACCGAGGACATCAAGATCGACCGTGGGTGTTGCCACGTTGATCCCGACTCGGTCAGTAGTGGCATTGACAACAAGAGTGTCAGTATCAACCGTCGTGTTACCGGAGACCGTCAAAGACCCGAGCGTACCGACGCTGGTGATGCTGGTCTGCGATGCCGTTTGAACCGTTCCGGTGAGGTTTCCGGTCACATTACCAGTGACGTTTCCAGTAACGTTTCCGGCTAGCGGCCCAGAGAAGCCAGCAGCCGTAACTGTTCCGGTGACTCCAGCATTACCAGTGACGTTGATCCCAGCACCAAAGGTAACAGCATCGTTGAACGTGGCGACGTTTCGTGCGTAGCCGAAGTTGCGAACGATGATTGACGCACCATTGGGTGGGAGTGGGGAGGATGTGAACTGAAGAGTGCTCGGGGCAACGATGTTGTAGTTAGCCGGGTTCTGAATAATCCCGCCGACCTCAACAAGGAACATGTTTGAGTCAGTCCCAAACGGAAGTGGGCTAGGGAGCGTGTAGCTAGCGGTTCCATTCCCTACCAGGACCCAAGTCTGAGGGACGGCAAACCCATCGCCCTGGAACACGATGCCGTCAACGTAACCGCGGGTCACGGCATCGGTGTTGTCTTGAGGAGACGCCAGGTTTTGGATGCGCTTGTTGGCCGCATTCCAGTGCGACCCAGTAAGAGCAATGGAAGAAGAGGAGACGTGGGATTCGACCCAGCTCTTGTTTGTTGCGTGATCCGCAGCAGTAGGAGCATTCAGGTTGACGATCCGAAGCCCGGCTGCATCCCACGCGGTTTCGCCGGCGTTTTTGGACAGACCGCCAGACCCAGTATCTTCGGCCTCCTGGGTGATGTACAGAGTCTGGCGTGCAGACTTGTCAAGGTCCTCAGCCGTCAGAACAGATCCGTCGGTAAAGTCAATGACTCGCTCAGCTTCCGTGTTGGGCGTAATACGCTGGATGCGGACAGCGGTTCCAGCCGCAACCGCACTGTTCAGTGTGATCTGCTTAGTTTGCTCATTCACCGTAAACGCAGTAGTCACTGCATCGTTGATGAAAACCTTGATGTGACTGATGGACAAATAACCATCAATCTGAGCGAACGAAAAAGGACCGGCAGTGGTCGTTGAGGTGGTATGCAGTTGATATGAAAGTGGCATGTTTTTACCTGTTGACGAGATCCATCAGTTCCTGAACAGGGCGACCCATCTTCATCGCCCGCTTGATTGCGAAGTCCCGTTGGACGCCCTGGGCGACCTCTGGGAACTCATCCATGACCTGCTTGAAGGCCGCCTTGCGATACCTTTCGACCAGTGATCGCATGACGCGAACACGAGGAGAGTCGTACATGTCGGTGGTCTCTGGACTAAGGCGCTGGTACTCCTTGCTTCGGATCGTCTTGAGCATCGCCTCCCGGAGGGTGCGATTGCCAAGCTTGACCTGGCCGTGGAGTTCCATCCAACGGTCATATGCGCTCTGGCCCCCACGGTTCATGATGGTCGTGAGATCGACCCCGTTGCGGACTTCCCGAGGAGCAGCGAAGGAGTGGCCAATCTGATCCAACTCCTTGAGGATGGCGTCGTCCTTGACCGCCGTGTAGGAGAACGGCGAGACCATGTCTCCGAACACCCCCTGAGGACGGGTGATCGCTTCACCGAACATGTTCCTACGCGGAGCGACACCCTGAGCCCAGCCTGGGATGGTGTTGTAGATGGCGTCACCCATGGTGCGGACATCACGGACCACCAGGTCATCGTCAAGCGTGCCCTTGGCCTGACGCAGGCCAGAGCTGAACGGGACCGCTGCGGAAACGTATTGGTTGACCAGGTTGTTACCGAATCGACCGGGCTCCTTGATGGCGTTCACCATGTTGGTCAGACCCGTGAGGTAAGACTTGTTGGTGATGTTGTTGGCCAGGCCCACGATGGTGGCATGCAGGACGGACTCCAGCTGCGGGCGCTGGCGCTCGTTCGCATACGAGTACGAGTGCATCGTGTCAACGATGATACCGATCATGGACGCGAAGGGGTCCATGCGGCGGTATGACACCCAGCCGTCGCCCATCTTGATCGAGTAGGGCTGATTACCTGCCTGAATCCATGCGTCACGCTCGGCCTGGTTCTCTGGGCCAGCTCCGGTGATGCGCCCAGCGTAGAACATCCCGCCAACCGTGAAGACCGTCAGGGTCGAGAAGGCGACACGGCCCATGGCCTCCGACCGAACAGTGGCCTCGGCATGCGTCAGGTCTCCCTTGAGCTTACCGAAGGCATTGTTCAGGTTCCACGCCTGGCCGGGCAGGGAGCGGTCCAGGGTGAACTCAAGGATGCGCGTAGGCGTGCGGATGAAGGGGATGACGAACCGGGCCAGCGGGTGCTCGTCCACGGCCTGCTGGACACGGGCAGAGATGCGGCTGATTGCGCCGCCCTCGCCGGGGACCAGAGGCGTCGTAAAGGTCGAGTACCGGGCATAGTCCAGGGCCGTCTGGCTGAGGGCACCAAGGCGAGGATCCCAGTTCTTCTGGTCACTCATGTACTGAGCGATGAACGTGGTGCGCTCCTCGGCAGTGATGGTGCCGTTTGCCACGGCCTTGTCAGACTCAGCCATGGCCCGCTGCATGATGACCTTTTCGGCGTACTGCTGGCCGTCCGTAATCATCTTGTCATAGGTCTCAGCGGCCCAAGCCTGGGCAGCCCTGTGGTCACCCTTGAACTTGGTCAGGCCCTCCATCTCCAGCTCGGTCATCAAGGCAGCACGGTAGTTGAGCTGCTTGAAGAACTCGTCGGTGGTGGTCAGGAAGCGGCTGGGGACGTTCAGGGCCTTGCCCAGCCAGGTCACGGCCTGGCCAGCCAGGGAATCCTCAGCCATGCCAAGGCCGGCAGCCGAGATGGCATTGGTCTTGACCTCACTGGTGCCAACCTCTTCAAGCACGTTCTGGCCTGACTTGAGGGCAGCAGAAGCGAAGCTAAAGGCATCCGCACCGACATGCATGAGGTGGTTCAGGTGACGGATCTGGGACCCGACAGTCCTGAAGTCACCCCGCAGGCTTGCGCCCAGCATCCGCTCAATCGGTAGATAGAACGCCGTCGTGCCAGTGCCCAGGACGTTCACGACCTGGGTCACGGGGTTCGACAGGATGCTGTTCATGAAGTACTCGACCAGCACATTGCCGACGCGCTGCGTGCGGCTCAGGCGAACAAGTGCCATGGGGTTGCCCGTAGCGGCAGCCGTGGCGTACTTGTCCATCTCGGCGCGCACGGCAGCCTCGCCACCAGCGTCCGTGATGACGCTGTCCATGGTGGCAGCCTTGCCGGCAGGATCCAAGGCAGGAGCCACAGGAGCCGGGGTCTGGGTCGGAACGGCACCAGGAGTGACGGCCTGGGTCGGTGCTGGGGCAGCAGCCGGAGGCAGTTCCTTAGGCTTGGCGTTCAGGTCGGGCAGGAGACGGAAGTTGGGATCCGGCTCAAATACGACCCGCTGGGCGTTCAGGATGCGGGCCACTTCCCGGACCTCTTCCTTGACCTTATAGGTCATGAAGGTCAGGATCTGCTTACCGCGGATGAACTCGTACATCTGCTCCCGGCTGGGGTTCTTGGCCTTGGCCAAGGTAGCCAGACGGTCAGAGACATTTGCCAGGACCTTACGAGAGGCCATGATGCGGTCACCCGCCGTGCGGATGTCAGCGGCCCGGCCAGGCACTGCGTCCATGAATCCAGCCAGGGACCCAACGTCAGCCACACCAATGGCTCGGGTGACTTCCTTCAGGGCTGGGTCAGCACGGGCGATAGCATCCTCAAGGGGAACAACATCATCGCCAGCCATGGCGCGGACGGTGTCCTCAACGAGCTCCTTGGCGTATTCGCTGGCAGATCCAACGGTTGAGAACCGCTCCCAGTTGATGGCGGTCTCAGGCGGCTTGCCTAGGCCTGGGGTGGCGCCTTCGGCTGGCGACCGGCGGCCTTGGAGGAGGATTTCCGCGCCACGCGCTTGGCGGGCTGCGATGACTTCGGTTCCGGTTGATCCGCTTGCGCGAGGAATCCGTCGGGCAAGCTCCTCAAACGCTCCAGGATCGCTGATTTGGATTGGTCGGTCGAGGTTGGGTCGGACGCGCTTTCGGACTGCGGCTGCAATGCTGTCGATACTTTCAAGAGATTCTTCAGTAGCACCAAGTCTGCGGAGTTCATTGGTTACCTCGGGGGACTTCAGGATAGATAGCAGATTCCATGAGGCTACCATATCCTCATTGGAGAGATTCTTCAGGATCTTGTCGTCGGGGACGCCGGCACGCTTCAGGGCTGAGATGACGTAGATGCTGCCCCAGACGCGCTCCTGGACGTGTCCAGGGAGAATGTCCATCTCGTTGGCAAGCTTGCGGACCATGGCCGCCATCGACAGGTAGTTGGGGACCTCCGCCAGCCACTCCTGCTTAGCAGTCAGCAGCTCAGACTCAGGCACCCCAGGGAACATGTCGTCCGGGATCAGGCGGGCCATGTAAGTGTCCAGGACCACCTTGTTTAGGCGACCCGCGCTGGCCTCGGCAAAGCCGGGGACCTTACCGGCGCCGAACTCAAGTCCGGCCCCGCGCATGTTCTTGTACAGACCAGACGTGTCCACGGCCTGGAACAGCTGCGACACGGTGGCCTCGGGGTTGGCTTCCTGGGCCTTACGCAGGCGGCCAATGAGGTCATTGGCCACCGCCGCGCCACGCTTGGCATAGCCAGTAACCATGCCCTTGGCATCAAGGCGCTCACCAGTGGACTTCACAATGGCTTCCATCTCGGCCTGCGTGATCTCCGAGAAGCTTCCCTTCAGAACTCGGGTAACGACATCGGCGGCAATGCCTACGCCGAGGCGCGTGTGGTTATTCACAAAGTTCCGTGGCGACGTGGCCGCCGAGAACATGGCAAACAGCTCCTTGGAGGAACGGCCAACGACCTCTTGCACAAGAGCGGCGCCCTCTTCGTAGCCCCCCTGCACGGCTGCTCCAGCCTCAGAGGCAGTTCGGAACAGAGGCAGGAGCTCCTTCTCAAAGCGGCGGTAGATGGCGATGGTCTTGTCGAGGGCAGCCTGGCTCTTGATGCTGGCCCATTCTTCTTCGTCCAGCAGGTTCTCCAGGTCCTTGGCCTCCTGCGGGAGGGCCGCCTTGGCGTCGAACTTGCGGCGGCTCTGCATGAGCAGGTCGCCGGCGATGCCCCGGCCACCTGAAATGGTGCCATCCACGCCGTTCATCACCAGGTTATCAAACGCCTGGCGGACCTCGGGCGACAGCATGGCGTTGATCTCAACGTCATCCAGGTCGCGGTACAGGTTGCGCAGCCAGTTGGTCATCTGGTTGAAGACGCCGGCAACACGACGGCTGGGGGCCGCGCCTTCGTACAGGTAACGCTGGAACGCGGTGACGAAGTTCTCCTCGGCCTCGGTGGTCCACTTCCAGGTGCCGTCAGCGTTCTTGGTGGCCCCAACGAACTCACCGATGAAGTCGATGTCCTGCTTACGAAGGACCTTGTTGGCGACGGTGGGGTCAACCACCATCATGCGGATGCCGTGGCTGACTTCGTGGATGGCAGTGTCCAGGTCAGCGCCCTTGAGTCCGCCGATGATGACCTTGCCCGCCTCGCTGATCGTGGTGAAGCCACGGGCCTCGGCGTCCAGCTCATCGAAGTTCAGTCCCCGCTTGGCGGCCCATTCCTGGACCTCCGTGCGGGTCATGAACTCAAAGTTCTCTCGCGCTGCCCCGGTCGCATCAATCATCCGCAGGATGCCCTTGGCCTCGTCCAGAGTGGTGTTCATGGACAACGCCAGGCCCTCTGCCTGTTCTTCGCTGATACGGAACTTGGCGGCGGCAATGGCCTCGTCAGGATTCTGGCCAGCCAGCTTGGCCTTGACCCCGGCCCGGTGGACCCGCATGGAGTTCACCATGCCACGGGTGGTGGCCTTGACTGCCTGGATGCCAAGCTCAGCCACACCGCCCAGGAGGAAGTCCTCCATCATGTTCTTCAGGCGGCCTTCCAGCTCCGTATCGTTCTCGTCGGCGGCCAGGAACTCAGTCACCGGATCGGTGAAGCCGGCCTGCTCCCGAAGGATGTTCGACAGGCGCTCTTCGTGGCCGTCAAAGACCAGACCCGAGGCGATGCCAGAGATTGTCGAGGTGCGGGCAAACTCAGTGCCGATCTTCACGGCCTTGGAAGCCGCCCTGCCGTAGTTCTGGAGGGCAGCAATCTCAGCCGCACGGGCTGCCTTGGCCGCCCGCATACCCATACCCCCGACACGGCCAGCCACGCCCAGGCCCTTGGCCACGGCCCCGTAGCCCGTCAGGAAGCCCGACAGGGTATCCACGACGGCGCCGGCGGCAGTCTCCGGGGGGTCAAACAGGCCGAAGTACTCAGGCACCTCGTCGGTAATGCCAGCCGCCTGAAGGGGCAGGTTGCCCAGCTCGACCACGTCACGGGCCGCATTCACCACGCCCTTGGGCACGGCCTTGATAACATCCCAGCCATAGTCCAGGTAGCCGAGCTCCTGCTGCTGAGGCTGAGGCGCTGCCCCTTCCTCGGTCATGTCGGTAGTGACAGTCCCGAGGTTGGTCTTGGCAGGGCTATAGGCAGCACTCAGGGCTGCGCTGAGGTCGTCTGGTGTATAGGGCATGGTTCTCAGTTCTTGGGCTTACGGGCAGCGTACAGGGCTGCCTGGGTGTCAAAGAAGACTCGTTCGCTGGGGATGGCTAGTTCAGTCTGGGCTGTAGCCTGCATCAGCTCGACAAGGAACCCAGATTCTCCACCGCTGGCATTGTACTCTTCCAGGACGGCTTGCATGTCCTTCTTATCGGCAAACAGGAGATCGGACTTCCAGTCCACCTGGGTAGCCGGATCAAAGGACAGGCCCTCTACCGTGGTCTTGGACTTGAGCTCGTCCATGGTGAAGCCAGTGATGGCCTTGAGTTTCAGGTAGGCCTTGGTGGCGGCAGGATCAGGGTCATACGCCCCAGTGCCAAACTCCGCCCCGCCCACGGGGTAACCACGGGCATTGACGCGAATGCGCTTCAGCGTGCCGCCCTCGACCTTCATTGAGGGCTGGCCGTTTGCGCGGGAGCCCAAGAGGTCAGTAATGGCACCCTGTGCACTAGCCTGGACCTTGCTCAAGACGGGCGACGGGTCAGCCCCGCTGGCCACGGCCTCGGCGTATTCCGTGGACGCCCGCTGGAGAACTTCCAGGTTGCGGTCCACAAACCAGCCATCGGTCATCCCAAGGCTGCCGGCGGTGTTGGCCTCAGCCACAGCCGAGGCAGTAGCCTCAGGACCCGGCACAGAGGGACCAGTTCCGACCACAGACTCCTGGCCAGCGACACGCATGTTCAGGACGTTGCGGATGGGGCCTGGGACATTCTTACCCGACTCCAGCTCATCGGCCATGTCGGCCAGGATCTCAGGCATGGCGTCCAGCATGCGGTCATTGCGCTCTGCCGGGCTCAGGCCGGCCTGGGTAAGGCCATCCCACTCCATGCGCAGGCGGTCCTGGACACGCTTCTGGACGAACGCCTGGACTCGCTTGAACTGAGCCAAGGGGACCGCGAGGGTTGGCTTACCGTCCATGCCCTCCTCCGTGAGGTTGAACATCGTCAGCAGCTGCTCCTGCATGTCCCCCACGGCGGCGTCAGCGGCCTGGCTGCGCCTCCAGGTGTGATAGGCATTGCGTGTGTCAGCTGAGGCCAGGAGCTCGGCGTTGCCTGATTTGGCCTCGCGGATGACCTGGTCACGGGCCACGGCAATGGCCTCCGTGAGCTTAGCCAGACGCGCTGGGCCCTCAGGGGCAGCCATGATGTCAGGCATCTTGGCGGTGACCAGGGCCTGTACCTTGGCCTCGCCGGCCTTGAGGACGGCCAGGACGCTGTTGGCAGCCGAGGGATCCAAGGACTGGCTGTTCAGGCCGATGGCCTCTGGGGTCATGCTGACCTGGTTCTGGTAGTCAGGCATGATCTGGGAGAAGCCGTCGCGGATCTTGATCTTCTCGCGCATCTGCTGGACAGCCTCGTAGGGGACCTCGCCACGACGGGCACGCATGGCGGCCTCAATCGACTCGCGCGAGGCGCCGCTGTTCAGCATGTCGTCAAAGGCGAACAGGACGCTGCGGTTCAGATTCCGGGGGGCATTTACCGCATCAGCCTCGGCCAGGATCTGGTCACGCACCGTGTGCTTGAGGCGCGCAACGTCATCGTCGGAGACGTTCGGGTTGGTGGACCGGATGGCGGCCTCGGCCATCTGCTCGGCCTGGTCATAGCCAATGGTGACGTTGGCAACGCCCGTAGCCTTCTCGGCGTCCCTGACCATCTGAGACACCTGGCCTTGCCACGTCGTAGCCACGGCCTTGATGGTGTCCTTGTCCTTCATCTCGCGGAGCTGCCCAACACGGACCTCGTCCTGGATCTGGCGGTCTTCGATCTGGTCAATGGCGACCTTGACTGCCTGAC